GCACTGGGCAAAATGTTGCGGCTTGGATTTCTCGAGGCCGTGCTTTTCCAGGTCGTCGAACGACTTTTTACTATGGGTTTTGAATTCCAGGACGTGGCGCGATTTCGGGGCCTCGGGTACGCCGGAATTCGCGATCCCGTCCATACTACCCGATACGTGGTTGCCAAAGTCGACCCGGTCCTGGGCGCCGTTCGTGGTTTTGACGTCGACGCCGATTGCCCGCAGGTCGGAAATTATGATCCGTTCCTCGTTTTGACCCCGGCGGAACAGGCGCAGGATACGCCCAGGGAACCGCTCAGGGCGCGCCCAGCGAAAAGATAACCAAAGGTACCGGTCGCAATGATGGCCGAGCAGGGACGCGCCCAGGTGCGGCCGTGGGTCGTCCTGGTGGGCCTCGTGGTGCTGGTCGATCAGCGTCGCGGTGCTTACGGTTGGTTCGGGAATAATTGCCATTTCGTTACCTCAAATAAAAAGGGGCGCCGTAGCGCCCCAGGTTGGTTACTTTTGCCAGGGCGCCTTGCTACCGCTCGAGGCCGGTTGCGATCCGCCAGACGGTGCCGACGGTTGCGGCGCAGCGGACCCGGCGATCGCCTTGTACCCTTTAACGTCGTTCGAATCGCCGTATTCCTCGGACTTGCGGATCGCGAGCTTAATTTCCAGTTCGCCACCGATTAGCTGGTCGGTATCGCGGACCTTAGCAATGCCGATCGCCCCCATAAGTTCGGCGAGTTGCTGGCGCCCGATTTCCTCGGCTTTCGGGTTCGGGTTTTTAATGTTTAGGTTACCCCAAACGACCCGGCCCTCGTGCGTCGGCCCAGTAATGTCGTACCGTACGGCGATATATTGGCCGTTACCGGCTTTCGTATCGCGCAGATCGGCGTCGTTGATTTTTGCACGGTACCAGCCCGCCGGTAATGGGTCGTATTGCCCGCCGGTGGTCTCTACGGTTGTTGCGTCGAATTCCTCGTTAAGAAATGCCATTGTATTTACCTCGCTTTGGTTTCGGTTGTGATATTAAAACTCGGGCGACCCTCGCTGGTCGTAATCGCGTCGAGTAGGGGGTCCGTAATGGACGGGTCGGCAGCTTTCCAGGCGGCCAGGTTAAGGTCGGGTTTCCAGCGGAACAGCGTTCCCAGGTGATCGGTAAGGCCGTGCTCGGTCGCCAAATCCTGCAACAGGTCGCCGTCGATCCGACGGTTAAGTCGCGTCGTAACCTTGATCGTTACGTCGTCAAACTTAGTTGTGGCGGACCCGTCCGGCTTGGAATTTACCAGGCCGATAAGTTGGTCCTCGATTTCCCGGCGAGCCTCGGTCGCCTGGCGTTCGGTTTCTTTTAGGGCCAGCCAGTCGCCGACCAATGCGTTAAGTTCGTCGTTCATTTTGCACCCCCTGCAATTTTGGAAATTATCTCGCCCAGGTCGGGCGCCTCCCAGGCGTCGAGCTTGCCCGAGCGATCCTTTGCAAGCCAAAGGCCGTCGGAATCGCACATAAGCGCGCGCTGGGTAACGCCCTCGGCGTCCTTTTCGACACGCAAGGCCAGGACCTCGTCGAAAAAATACGGCAGTTGTTGCCCGGTTTTATTGCCTGGCATACTGGGCGAATACAGCACGCGCCCCATTTCGTCCTGGGTTTTCTCGAGCTTTGCGGACATATAAACGTTACGCCCTGGCAGATCACGAAACGCCCGGATGATATCCGCCATTTGTTCCTGCATGGCGCCGTATGCCTGGCGCGGGTCCTTAGCGACCTTTTTTTCGTGGTTAAGGCATACCTCGGCAATTTCCGAAATCGAATCCAGGGCGACCGATTTAAACGGTTTCGCCTCGTCCGATTCAGTTAACCAGGAATACGCCTCTTTTAACGTCGCCATACTGTTAACCTCGATATAAGGCACGTCGGCGTCGCGCAGGGACAACAAACCGCCCTCGGCGGATATAACGATCGGGTCCGGCAAGGTCGCCACCAGGGACGTTTTACCGGCGCCAGCCTGGCCGTATACCAGGACCTTTACACCATTGGCAGCAAACCCGCCGGTGCGTTTCAGTTGAATAGCCATAAAGTTTTCCTTTTGCGTTTACACCCGGTCGGCCAATTCCGTTCGGGATGGTTGACACGATACACCCCTCGCGGTTAACCTGTCAACAGTTCAATGTCGAAAAACTAACACGAGGTAAAAAACCAATGGCAATCGCAGCACTCGAGGAAATCCGGGAACGCTTGCACGATCGCAAGCTAACCGTGGTCGCGCAGCATACCGGCCTGCACTACAACACCATATATCGAATCGCCAACGGCACGAGTAAGGACCCCGCATACAGCGTCGTAAAACGCTTGTCGGAATACTTGGACCAGGAAGGGGGCGACCGTGGCAGACATAACGCAAATATTTAACGGCGGGTTTACAAAGCCCGTCGAGGTGGCACCACCGCCACCCGAGGACCAGGTCCGGTCGCAAATGATCGAATTCGGCCTCGAGGCACCCGACCAAATTATAATCGACGGCAATATCCACCGATTCCGGTCCGGCACCAAAGGACGCGGCGGCAACGGCGACAAAACCGGGTGGTATATCATTTTTCCCGATGGCGTACCCGCCGGGCGGTTCGGTTGCTGGCGCGCCGGGATCGAATGCACATTTAAAGCCGACGTCGGGCGCAAGTTAAGCCAGGCCGAGGAAATGGCGCACGCGCGGCGTATGAACGAGGCAAAGCAGCGCCGGGACGAGGAAAGGGCACGAAAGCAGGAAATCGTCGCGGACACGGTCGGCACGATATGGTCGGATTGCACGGCGGCCCAGGATTCGCACCCGTACCTGGCGAAAAAAGGCGTTAAGGCGCACGGCACCAGGGTAACCGGCGACGGTCGCCTGGTGGTGCCATTGTTCGACGACCAGGGCGAAATCACGTCGCTGCAATATATCGACGCCAACGGCGGCAAGTTATACCACAGCGGCGGCAAAACCGGCGGGGCGCACTGGCAGGTCGGTACCCTGGACGACGACGGCGCAATTTATATCGCCGAGGGGTTCGCCACAGCGGCGACGATTTACCAGGAAACCGGGCGGCCTTGCGTGATCGCGTTTAGCGCCTCGAACCTGGTACCGGTTACCGGGTCGCTGCGCGATCGATACGGCGCCCAGCAGTCGATCGTTATTATCGCCGACAACGACGAAAGCGGCGTCGGCCAGAAATACGCGGACCAGGCCAGCGCAAAATATGGCGCCCGCGTCGTAATTCCGCCAATATCCGGCGATGCAAACGATTACGTGCAGGCCGGGCATGACCTGGTCGAGCTTTTGACCCCTAAAACGTCCGATTGGTTGATCCAGGCGGACGAATTCAGCGCCAAACCGGCGCCGTTATCCTGGGCACTTAAACGCTGGTTGCCCTCGAACGGCCTGGTAATGATGCACGGCCCCAGCGGTGGCGGTAAAACGTTCGTCGTGCTCGATTGGTGCCTGGCGATCGCGGCGGGACTCGAGGAACGCATGGGCCACAAAGTTAACCAGGGAACGGTCGTTTACCTGGCAGGCGAGGGCCACCACGGCCTGCGCGGACGTATTGCCGTATGGAAACAGGAAAACCAGGTCGACGCCCTGGATATGTACCTTTCGCGCGACGGGTGCGACCTTAACACGGCCGAGGGATACCAGCGGGTCGTGGATAGCATACGCGGCACGAACAAACGGCCGTCGCTAATCGTCGTCGATACGCTGCATCGATTCCTGCAAGGCGACGAGAACAGCGCCCAGGATACAAAAACAATGCTCGACGCGTGCGGCGCCCTTATAACCGAGTTCGATTGCGCGGTCGTCCTGGTACACCATACCGGCGTAAACAGCGAGGCGCAGCACCGGGCTAGGGGTTCGAGCGCATGGCGTGGCGCCCTGGATATCGAAATTTCGATCGTACCGGCGTCGGAACACGGCGACCCGATGGAAATAATACAGCGCAAAAGCAAGGACGCAGAAATCGCCGAAACGATGTATTGCCGCCTGGATAGCGTCGCGATCCGGGGGTGGTACGACGAGGATAACGAACCCGTTACCTCGGCCGTCGTTCGCCAGGTCGACGCCACCGAAAAACGAGAAAAGGCCAAAGCACCGTCGCAGCTAGATAAGCACCGAAAACTAATCGAGCGCGCGTTTTGGCACGGTGGCGCCGAGGTCCGCGAGGATTCGCCGTATATCAGTCGATCGGCGTTTAAGGATATGCTCGAAAACGACGGGATCGCAGCGAGCAGCGTTAAAAATTACGTAAAGGCCAGTTATCAAAATGGCCCGGTTGCGAATTTGCTTAATTCGGAAATTATCGCCACGTACGAGCACGGTTGGATCGTTACCGACCTGGTTATGGCGTCGGCGTTATTGATGGCCAGGGGGAACAATGACAAAGGCTAAAAAACGCCGTACCAAAAAATACGACCCGTTCCGGTCCGCCGGGCGGGTATCCGATTACCTGCTAAAACGGCACGCTATCGTTTACCTGGTAAGCCTGGACCGGTGCGTAATGGTCGATTGCCGGGCAATGCACCCGGTACAGCCGAGCAGCACGACCGCCAGGGCAATAACCGATATCCCGCACCAATGGGCGATAAATTGCTCGGTTCTATGCCGGGACCAGTTCGGCAAGGAATACCTGGTTACGCAGCAAGTCGCTTGCAAAGGCCGGTATTACCATTCGGACCTTATCGACGTGCTAAACGATAACCACAAGGCCCTGGTTAAAACCTGCAACGAACAGCACGTAATCAATTACGGATGGATCGCCACCGTAAACGACGAGGAAATCGACCCGGCCGAGCAGGAACAAATTTACCGTATGCTAGACGGGTTCGAATGCTACACAAAAAGGGAAGCCATAGCGGAGGGAATTATCGACCAATGAAAAGCAAACAGCGGTTTATCGAGGCGATCGAGATTACAAAAAACGACGCGGTTATCGTCCTGGACGACGGTTCGACCCTGGGCGGCATAATCAGCGTTAACGGTACGGCCCAGGTCGGGGCGATATCGTTCGCGAATATTACGGCGTATATCGTAAACGAAAATACGATATTACCCGAGGACGACGACGACAAAACCAAACATTAACGAGGTGCAAAATGGCAGAACGTAAACGAATTGTACGCGTTACCCGGACCCCAGGCGGTGCCCAGGTAATACTCGAGAACGGCGAAACCTTTATCGCCAGCGCAAAAGAAAACGACCCCCAGGACCTCGAGAACCTTATCGAAAACCTGGACGGGGCCAAAGTTAAATTAAAACCGGGGGCAATGCTCAAATGAACAAACGAGAAAAAATCGCGGCAGCGGTCGGCGGGGTCGCTATCCTGGCGGCGTTCGGCGTCGTCGGCGAGGGCGATTACCAGGAAGCGGTACGCCAGGAAAAAGAATACCAGCAAATGGTATGCAGCGGCGTATGGCCTAATTACAAACGTATACCCGTAAAATGCGAGGGCAAAAATGATTGACGACAAAATTAACCAGGTAATCGATTGGCACGACGCCCGAAACCTTATCCTGGGTTCGACCGATAAGGACCAATACCTTAAACTGGTATCAGAGGTCGGCGAGCTTGGCGACAATATCGCAAAAGGAAATAACCTCGAGGACGATATCGGGGATATCCTGGTCGTGCTAATCAATATCGCGCACCGGAATAATACCTCGCTCGAGGAATGCCTGGCAGTCGCGTACGACGATATCAAGGACCGAAAAGGC